CAGCAAAAAGAGTGGCAAGAAAATGGGCTGGAATGCTCACCGTCTCGCCGCGGAGCTGGAATATGGCAATGCGACCGCTCCGGCTTACCCATTCATGCGACCTGCCTACCATACTAAGCGGCAGTCCGCCGTTGACGCCATGACGAAGACACTGGCTGAGCAAATCAAACGAAATCTGGAGAGCCGATGACGGCAGAGAGCTACATTGAAGCCGTGCTGGCCCAGTTCGCGTCGGGCCGGGTCTATCCTGACGTTGCCCCACAAGGGGCTGCCGTACCTTACGTCACCTACCAGGCTGTCGGCGGCGACCCGGAGAATTTCCTTAGCGGCGACGCTCCTGAAAAGTCCTATGTGCGGATGCAGGTGAACGTGTGGGCCGCCACCAGGCTCGAGGCCTCCGAACTTGGCGCCCAGGTCGAGGCGGCCGTGCGCGCCGCTGCCAACCTGCAGCCGGAAGTATTGACTGGCCGCGTCGCAACCCATGACGAACTGACCGATCATCGAGGAACGATGCAAGATTTCGGCATCTACTGTTAGTACGAGCAATTCTATCCAAGCCGCCCCGAGCAATCCGGGCGGCTTTTTCATGCCCGTATTCGGGCTTTTACCTGAAAGGCCCTGCCAATGGCAATTTCCCTCCCTAACGGAACGACCTACTCGGCCGCCGCCACCTACGCCGCACTGATCGCGGTTACTGCCGCAAGCAATGCGGCCGAGTGCGTGCTGACGACTGCAAATAACACCTACGCCGTTGGCGACTTTGTCGAATTCACCAGCGGTTGGACTCGCGCAAACCTGCGCGTATTCCGCGTCAAGATCGCCACTGCGACAAGCGTCACTCTGGAAGGTTTCGACACGACGTCAATTAAGCTGTTCCCGGCACTCGGTGGCGTCGGTTCGGTTCGCAAGATCATGACATGGGTCGCGATTCCGTTCATGAAGTCCTTCGAGGTCTCCGGCGGAGACCCCAAGTACGGCACGGAAGAGTTTATCGATTACCCAGACGAGATCCAGGTTCCGAACGGTTTCTCGGCGGTATCGGTCAAGATGACCATCGCCGACGATCCGACCCTCCCGCATAACGCAGTGCTCCAGGCGGCCACCGATACCCAGTCCGTCACGGCAGTGCGTGCGGTGCTGCCATCGGGCGCGCCGATTCTCTACAACGGCTACGTCGGCTTCAACCCGAATCCAACCATGTCGAAGGGTCAGGCCATGGTCGTTACCTGCGGCCTTGCGATGCAGGGCCGCGCTGTCCGCTACGCCTCGTAATCGATTTGCCAGTCGGCGCCCTTACCCGTGCCGACCTTGCAGCCTGCCGGGTAGCTCCTGGCAGGTCTTTTTATTCACAGAAAGAAAAATATCATGGCCGATAAACCAGCAAAGCTCGTGCTTGGTAAGCACCCCAAGCATTTCACGCGGGAGGTTAAATTCCCAATGCTCGACAGCGAGACCGGGAAGACTGTCCTGGGTATGATGGAGGTGAAATACCATTATCGAACGCGGAAGGAATATGCGGCACTCGCTGACGAAACCCAGGCCGAAATTAAGGCCAAGGCAGCGGCTGAAATGGACCGCATGCAGCTGGATGCAGGCGAGGGTGCCCCTGCCGTCGAATTCACTCAGGCCGATTTCGTCGCCCGTCAAGACGAATTTAAAGTGGCATATCTGCAGAAGATCATGGCTGGCTGGAACTTAGATCTCCCCTTCGGTCGCGAAGCGTTCCAAGAATTGGTCGGCACGCAGCCGGCTGCAGAACAAGCGATTATCGCCGGGTACCGTGACGCGATCATGGAAGGCCGCTTGGGAAACTTCGTGCAATAGCCGCAGCGATGTACGAATCTCCGCCCAATGAGGCGGAGATGACTGCGGCAGGCCTTACGGCTGAGGACTTTGCGTCGGAGGCTGTTGAGATTTGGCCCGAGAATGAGGCCGCATATTTTCTGTTTGAGGCGCTTCGTAGGCAATGGCGTATTGGCATGGCAGGTCCGACCGGGCTCGACCACAACGTGCTGCTGCGCCGGCTCGATCGGATGAATCTGGAGCCGGACGAGTACGACCAACTCGACGCTGACGTCCGCCTGATGGAAGAGGAAGCGCTTTCGGTCATGCTGGCGAAGGAATAACGGCGTGGTAGTGCAGGCCTGACCCGGCAAAAATTTCAGCGACCTTTCCCGCTGGTGTAAGATTGCCTCTTTACAAGGAGAGGCGCTATGGAAGTCATGTTCGGCATATTTCTTTGCTTGGCAGGATTGCTATTCTATTTTTGGCCGACCTTGCGAGCAAGGGATGTGCGGCATCCAGCCTTCGCGTCTATTTTCATCGTCAACGCTTTCCTAGGATGGCTGCTTGTTCCATGGGTAATCGCATTGGCCTGGGCATATCGCTATAAAAAGGTCGACGTGGCTCCCACAAGAAAATGTCCTGAATGCGCCGAGGAAGTTAAAGCCGAGGCGCTGAAATGTAAGCACTGCCAAGCAGTTTTCTGAGACTAGCGCCCTAATACGGCGCGATCAAACAAAGCCACCCACGAGGTGGCTTTTTTTATGGGCGCACGCAATGACAGAGATCGTTAATACCGCAGAGATTCGAGTCGTCGCGGATGCCTCTGGCGTCGAAGCAGGACTGCGCCCAGCAATTGATGCGGCGCAGCGTGCGGAACGTGCTATCGCTGGCATCGGCACTGGTTCTGCGCGCTCGCAACAGAACCTGATCCAGGCTATTCAGCGCACGACTGCGGAGATGGAAGCTGGATCACGCACCGGGGCAAAGTATTTTGAAATAATTGCCCAGCAGCGCGGCATCGACCCTGGTGTTTTGCAACCGTACCTGCAGCAGCTGCGTGCGGTACAGGAGGCACAGCAGGGCGCGGGCCAATCCGCCGGCCAGACCGCAAACGCTCTGCGGCAAGTCCCTGCGCAGCTGACCGACATCGTGACGTCGCTCCAGGGCGGCATGGAGCCCCTTACCGTGCTGATCCAGCAGGGTGGTCAGTTGCGTGACAGTTTCGGTGGCATCGGCCCTGCGGCGCGTGCGCTCGGAAGCCAATTAATGGCACTGGTGAATCCGTACACCTTGGTCGCCGCGGCGACCGCTGCTGTAGCCGCTCTGTACCTAGACGGTGTCCAAAGCGCCGATGCCTATGCTCTCGCCATTGGCGAGACCGGCAACGCTGCGGGCGTTACAAAGGATCAGCTAACTGAAATGGCCCGGGCGCTTGGCAAGGGCGACGCGGCCGAAGCGTTGATTGGCCTCACAAAAGCGAGCCAGGTTTCAGCCGAAAACATTCAGCGATTCGCATTTATTGCGATCGAGAGCCAACGCGTTCTCGGGAAGGCGATCGCGGACACCGTTGACGAGTTCGATGCATTAGGCGACGCCCCGTCAGAAACACTATCTAAGCTCAACGACAAATATCATTTTCTGACGGCTGAGGTGTATGCGCAGGTTAAGGCGCTGGAGGCTCAAGGCAAGGCCGCCGATGCAGCGACCTTGGCGCAGCTGGCCTACGCCGACGGGATGGAAAAGCAGCGGTACAAGGTGCTTGATAGCCTGTCGGATTGGGAGCGCGGCTGGCTTCGTATTAAAAAAGCTGCCGGAGATGCGGTCGACGCGACGCTAGGAATGGCAAACGCTTCGACAAACGCTCAGCAGATCACTTCATTGCTAAAAGACCGCGATCGTATCGAAGAGAACATTGCCACGGCGCGCGCAAGCCGCGATTCGTACGGTGAGCGTCAGCAGTTGGCTCTGCTGGAGCAGAACAAGGTCCAGATTAATGCAATTCGTGCGCGCACTGACGCAGAAAAGGCCGCTGCAAAAGCGGAGGCCGACGCTGTTCAACTGCGCGAAGCGCGAATGAAGTGGGACGACCAGGCCGATTCGTTTCTCGATAAAAAGGCAAAGCGAGAAAGAGAGATAACCAAAGCGCGCAACGAGGGCGCGGCAGCAGGCGCGTCCGTCGCCGAAATCGAGGAGCGTGTAGGGAAAATCCGCGAGAAGTACGACAGCAAAGACAACGGGAGCGCGGCGAGGAAAGCAGCCGCCGAGCTCAAGGAACAGCAGAGGTTGCTAGCTGAGCTTTCCGGTGTTACGGGCTCCTACATGGAGGATCTTTCGCGCCTCAACGGCCAATATGCGAAAGGCAACTTGAGCCAGGAGCGTTATGTCGAGCTCGTTACGGAGCTGATCTCGAAGCAGCCTGGTGCGAAAAAGATGATCGACGAGACGGCTAAGGAAATGGCCGATTACGCGAAGGCCACCACGGCCGCCACCGAGGTGCTGGACAAGGAACTGGAATCGATCACTAAACAAGTTCAGGCCACAATCGACAGCAATGAGCAGATCGGGTTAAGCAAGATCGCCGTCGCCGAG